CTCATTCTTTCTATATCCGTTGATCTAAATAAACTAATACTACCTGGAAATGGTTGTTCGTCACCAAATTGAGGTAAAGAAGATGGTTCATTAGGGACATTACCTAAAAATGTCTCAACATCAAATGGTATCCCATTATTATATATCGAACTATTGATAACAATAGAATTACTTGTTAGATTTGTTGGATTAATCAAATCACCTAATGTATGATTCGTAATCAAAGATGTATAGTCAATTATTTTCCAACCATCATGTGATGGTAATTCATCTAAATCTGTGATTTGAATTAGAACTTGAAACCTATTAGCTATAAAACCTTCAACTATACCATCACATGAATTATTATGTTTCATAAATGGAAAACTATTGTCATCAAAATCAATATATAATTGTGATGGTCTATTTAATACTGAATCATTAGGTGATATTTTAATTTTAGAATAATAATTACAAGGTAATCCATTAATAAAATTATTTACAGTGTGATTAAACATGTATGTAACCCATATTGTTTGACCGGATACTGACCCATTAAAAAATGAATCATTTATACTCACATTACTTGGTAATAATGAAACTTTAGGTGCTGGTAATGTATATTTTCTATTTGATTTATAATCAAGAATAGCAACCAGTTCTTGGTCATCAATAACTATTGTTTTATTATTTACAAAAATTTTACCTACTTTATATCCTTGTTCATCTAAAAGATATCTAAATTTTAATAATTGTGATGCGTTTTTCAATGACTTAACAAAATAATCAACCGTATCCATATTAAATAATGCGCCAATGGTTGTTCCAGTATTTCTATGATATTGAATAAAAGGAATGTAAACTTCAAAATAATTTAAATCTGTTATTAAATTTTCATCATCATCTTCCAATATAGCATCATTAGAAACATTATTTGTACTTATATAATCATCATATTTAAAAAATCTCTCAGGATCATTTTTTAAATCACCTAATTCTGAATAATGAATAATTGCAACACATCTTTGTTCTTCCGGTGTTACTATGACTTTCTCATTATATGAATCGTGATATGACGTTACACCAGTTATTGTTGATCCAGAAATATTAACCCATGTTTGTCCACTTGAAGTGGTATAACCTAAAAATTGTTTTGTTGAAACAAATTTATTAGATGTAAATCCTGTTAAATTTTCATCTGCAGATGGTGTATCAAACCCAATTGGTTTTTTGTCCCAAACAACATTTAATGTCCATGGATTTAATTGTTGAGATGTTTCTATATCCGGTGGTATACAATTCGGGTCAATTATATCTGTTGGATACTCATTTTCACAAGAATTACAAATGACTTGTGCGTTACCATTACAACCAAAAAAGTTTGGTAAATTCCTGTCAACAGTAATAGTGTTACCACTTATGTTCATTATTTTATAAATCAAACTAGATTTATTTTGAGAAATCACTGGGTTTGTTGGGTCAGTACCTGTAAATGTTGTAAAATATAACGTAATAAATTCACATTCATTAAAAGTTGATCCAGTTGGTACAATTATATTTGTTGTTCCTGTTATTCCAGATAATGAGATTAATTGTGTTTTTGATTTTATAATTGTACCTGTAGAATCATTCTGATTATATTCTTTATAATTAGTTACAAATCCTGCAGGTCCCATTATATTCCTTAATGTTTCTGTTGTTGAAACTTGAACCGGTACACCGTAAGTTGTATTAGTCGTTGTATTATCTAATAAATATGGGTATTTTATACCATTTTCTTTATCTAACGGTGAAAAAACAGCTTGATGTGGTTTTCCATTCAAACCAGTAAACTCTGAAAACGGAGTTGTATAATCAAATTCGGAATCACCTATTTGAAAATAGGAAATCACAAAATTACCTTTAGATATCGAATTTCTCCCCTTTTGTGTTATCCTTGCAGATAGAAATTCTGAATTATTATTATGTAAAAAACTCATATATTTTTATTTGTTTTATTATTTTAATTATTAAATATTTTATTACTGATTAACATTACATTAGTTAGCAACAAAACGTACACTATTACTATACCCTATCGACACACCATTTATTGCATATGCTCTAGCGTAATATACCACATTTCTAGTTAAACCAGTAAAGGTTTTATCAAATGAAACAGTTCCACCACCATCGTCTTCTTTAAATTGATAATTATTAATTGTTGGATTACTTGTGGCATTTGATATTAACACCCCTCTTATAAAAATTTCACTTCCATTTTCTTTAATATTACTTACAAACGCTTGATTACTAGTTGCATTTATCAGTAAATCCAAAGTTGGTACCCATATTGTTGTAAAAGTTGTTATGACACCATATCCTGTTCCAGCACTATTTGTTGCATATGCTCTAACATAATATAGAACTGCAGGAATAAGACCATTAATACTTGATGTGAAAGAACCAGTTCCTGATCCGTTAGTTGTATAAGAATTTGATATGGTTGGATTCGGATTTGTTGATGAATAAACAACTCCTCGTACAGTGACAGTTGCACCACCATCACTACTAACATTTCCCCCTGATTGTGCTGAATTAATATCAATATTAGAAACACCTAATGTTGTTACAGTTGGTATGGTTGCAAGTAGTGGCGGTATGAATTCATGTACAGAAGAATAGTGTCGTGTTTCTGATTTATTGTTATTATACCAATTATCTTGACAATAATCAGTATACACCATAAATCTAACATAATTTTTTTGACCTCTTTTGAAAAGAGAATCGTTTATTGTCATATTAGTTCCTCTTATTAAGTATTCGTAACTATTTATATTTAGATCAGGGTTAATCGAACTAAATATTGTTGCAACAATAAGATTTGAACCAAAAGATTGGGGAATTAAATCCCCACTAACACTACCAGAAACCTGATATGTGTTGGCGTTTATAAATGAACCTTGTGGTCCACTAAAAATAACATTTCTATCCCTTGTTTTCAAAATGTCACCATTAATATCTTGTGGGGTAGGAACTTGGTCACTATAATGTGACGCCTTGATAGCATAAAACGTACAAACATTTAAATTATTAAACGTATAACTAACACCCGCTCTCGAAGCCGATAAAGTAACAGTTTCAAACACTAAACTTTGATCGTAACTAGCAACAATATCAATTTTAACTTTATGATTTGTAGTACAATTATTATATTCGTCATAAATATTAACATTATTATCATCATAAAAGTTAACAGTTGCCGTTATTGATTTATAGTCACTAGCAACCGCAGTAAGTTTTGTTGGAGGTAAAACACAAGGTTTTTTATATGTTAAAAAATTACCGTAACCAGTACCTATTCTATTTTTTGCATACGCTCTAAAATCTCTTGACTCCCCAAACTTAAAATCTATAACCTGGTCTGGAATAATTGTAAATGTACCTGTACCTCCTTGAATTACATTATTTACCCTATAAGGATATTCCGTACCTCCAATTTCTAAACCTTTAATAGTAATATCTGCAAGATTATCTTGAATATTATTTCCACCATACGTTGTTGTTGTTAATGTTGGTTTACCAGCAGGTGTCGGTGTTGGTGTTGGTGTTGGTGTTGGTGTACGTGTTTCTGTCGGTGTAGGTGTCGGTGTACTAGTTCTTGTTGGCGAAGGTGTTGGCGTTGGTGTACTAGTTAATGTCGGTGAAGGTGTCGGTGTTGGTGTTGGCGTACTAGTTCTTGTTGGCGAAGGTGTTGGCGTTGGTGTACTAGTTAATGTCGGTGAAGGTGTCGGTGTTGGTGTTGGCGTACTAGTTCTTGTTGGTGAAGGTGTGCTAGTTAATGTCGGTGAAGGTGTTGGCGTTGGTGTACTAGTTCTTGTTGGTGAAGGTGTTGGTGTTGGTGTACTAGTTCGTGTCGGTGAAGGTGTTGGCGTTGGTGTACTAGTTCTTGTTGGTGAAGGTGTTGGTGTTGGTGTACTAGTTCGTGTCGGTGAAGGTGTTGGCGTTGGTGTACTAGTTCTTGTTGGTGAAGGTGTTGGTGTTGGTGTACTAGTTAATGTCGGTGAAGGTGTTGTTGTTGGCGTTGGCGTACTAGTTCGTGTCGGTGAAGGCGTACTAGTTAATGTCGGTGAAGGTGTTGGCGTTGGCGTACTAGTTCGTGTTGGTGAAGGTGTCGGTGTAGATGTTTGTGTTGGTGTAGGTGTTGGTGTTCTAGTCTTCGCGTTTGGACAACTTAATAAAATCACATGAGGGTTAAATGTTTTAAAACTAACAATAAAAAAATTTGGTACATTTGTTAATATTGTGAAATCAAAAATAACATTAGAACTTAAAATTTTATGTTCTAAAATATTTTGATTATTATGTATAATTTTAAATTCATAAAAATTTCCCTGACTACTGTTTTGAAAATTAAATTTACCATATTGTTGTTCACCAAATGTAAATGTATAATTATAAATACCGGATCTATTATCGTATAGTTCGTAATTGTTGCAATTAGCGTTTTTATTAATTACCGATAATGTTGTTTCTGTTGGTGTAGGTGTAGGTGTAGATGTGGGTGTACTAGTTAGTGTTGGTGAAGGTGTTGTTGTTGGTGTAGGTGTACTAGTTAGTGTTGGTGAAGGTGTTGGTGTCGGTGTACTAGTTAGTGTTGTTGTTGGTGTAGGTGTACTAGTTAGTGTTGTTGTTGGTGTAGGTGTACTAGTTAGTGTTGTTGTTGGTGTGGGTGTTGGTGTACTAGTTAGTGTTGGTGTCGGTGTTGGTGTACTAGTTAGTGTTGGTGAAGGTGTATTAGTTAAAATAAATGTTCCAGTTAATGTTGGTGTGGATGTGGGTGTACCAGTTTGAGTGGATGTCGGTGTCGGTGTACCAGTTTGAGTGGATGTCGGTGTCGGTGTCGGTGTACTAGTTAGTGTTGGTGTCGGTGTTGGTGTACTAGTTAGTGTTGGTGAAGGTGTTGGTGTCGATGTACTAGTTATAGTTGGAGTAGGAGTTGGTGTACTAGTTAATGTAGGTGTTTGTGTTTGTGTTGGTGTTTGTGTTGGTGTTAATTCAACATAATCACAACAGTCATCTAAGTTAACTTTAAAAATTTGTTCACAACAACCAGTACATGTTACTTTAACAAATACCTCTAATAAAGTTGGATCTATTGAATCTATTTTTATAGAACTCCCAACAAAAGATAAAAACACCACATCATTTGAAATTGTATTTTCAGTGATTCCAGTATAAACAGAACAATTTTTATAATTAAATTTTGAATTTAATTTAATTAATATGCCTTTTGGTGTTGTAGTATTATTTATACAACTCATTATTTTTAATAATATATAAAATAAATAGTTTAAAAAATGTTTTTACCATATTATTAAGAATAATAAAAAAAAATATTACCATAATGAACTATATTTTTGTCATTTTTAATTAAATTAAAAATTTTTTTATTTAATTACATCTATTGTCCGTATTAATATAGTTATTTTAGATTTTTTTTTCTGATAATAACTATAGTAGTACTGAACCATATCTATGTAGTTCACTTAAAAAGTAATATTGTTTTTCATACATTATTCCTTTATTAATCTAATGGGAAAACCATCTTTTTTCCACATGCCACCTTTTCCAAATTCATATCCAGAAAACAAAAATACATATTTGCATAAATTTTCATCAATGGATTCTTGCGTGAAATATGGCGATAATAAATCTGTTGCAAAGTTTCCATCCATATGTCTAAACCCTGTTGACTTTGCATTAAAACCAAATTCATCCGTTCCACCAACATTAATGGTCGTTTCAATCCCTTCCATATTCTGCGTCATTGCTGTCCATCCATTAATTGATTTTAATTTATGTCCGGCAACATCTTGATTTCCAACAAAATTAATTAATACATTCCAATCATTATCAGTTGGAACCCTCCATCCAGTAGGGGCAATGTTTCTATTATCTGTAATAACCCAATAATTATATAGATAATCATTGTTTTCATTGATGCTGTATGCTGGGGATGTTAATTCGCTCCATTCATTAATGTTTGGTACAAATGGAATGTCATCACCATTTCTAAATTTTGTTATTGTTGCATTTTCTGCGGACCATATTTGAGATCCAATTTGAATTTCATTCATAATTTTTTATTTTAATTTTTTAGACACCTAACTGAAAAACCCCACCGAATATCTTGACTACCACCTTGTATACTAGAATTACTGATTAAAACATAATAAAACGTAGAAACTGTTGTTGACCAAAAATAACCGTAAGAATTAAAAAGACTAAAAGCACCATCATCAGTTTTACGACCAGATAACAAAGCATTATACCCTGATGAATTTGTTCCATTACCACCTAAAGTTGTTGATTTTAATTTTGTAGCATTTTCACTTCCAAGAAAAGTAGTCAATGTTGAAAATTCTGTTGATGTTGGTGCATGCCAACCACTTGGACACAAATTAACATTTGCCGTTGCCCCAGTTGTGCTCCCAGTAACTGCAAATTGATTATAAACCAATCCATAGGTTTGCGTATTTCCTGTTGTTCCATTCACCAATGCCCAATATTTGGTTGATCCAGTTGCACTTGCGGCAGCCCAAACAGCATTTGTTGTTTGACCTGTGTTATCCAATGGCGTTCCATCTTGAAATTTGGTTGTTTTCAAGTTTTCTGACATCCATATTTGATTTCCAATCTTTATTGTTTTATATCTATTCCCATCACCATCTGGTGGTGTTTGTTGATTTATAGTACAAGTTTTTGAATATCCTGTAAAATTACAATAAAACACACCATATTCATTGCTTATTGTTGATGATGAATAGGTAAATGGGATTGTTTGAACGCCAAGTGATATTGCGTTTGCATCTGTATATGGTATAGTATTACCTGTTGATGAAAATAAGGTCACATTTGCTGATTGACCATTATAATTTGTTGATGTTATTTGAACTGACATAATTTTTTATTTTAATTTTTTAAACACCTAACCGAAAAACCGTACAGAGAACTATACGTACTCTGATCGAAAACAGTATTATTGAAAAGCAAGTACCGGGCGATATCAGAGGACGTAGCCCAAAAGAACCCGTAGAAACTGAAACCGACCCAACCACCATTAGTACCGCGGTAGCCAGGGGGTAGTCCATTGAATCCTGATGAATTTGTTCCATTACCTGGACTAGCCCATAATGTTGTTGATTTTGCTTGTGTTCCAGGATTTGTTCCAAGCGTTGTAACCAATGTTGCAAATTCTGCTGATGTTGGCACATGCCAACCACTTGGACACAAATTAACATTTGCCGTTGCCCCAGTTGTGCTCCCAGTAACTGCAAATTGATTATAAACCAATCCATAGGTTTGCGTATTTCCTGTTGTTAAATACACCAATGCCCAATATTTGGTTGATCCAGTTGCGCTTGCAGCAGCCCAAACAGCATTTGTTGTTTGACCTGTGTTATCCAAAGGTGTTCCATCTTGAAATTTGGTTGTTTTCAAGTTTTCTGACATCCATATTTGATTTCCAATCTTAATTGTATCATATGTATTTCCATCACCATCTGGTGGTGTTTGCTTATTAACAATGCAAGTTTTTGAATAGTCTGTAAAATTACAAGAAAAATGACCATATTCATTACTTATTGTTGATGATGAATAGGTAAATGGAAATGTTTGAACTCCAAGTGATGTTGCGTTTGCACTTGTATATGGTATGGTATTACCAGTTGACGAATATAAGGTTATGTCTGCTGACCGACCATTATAATTTGAAGAAGTTAGTTGAATTGGCATATTTTAAATATCTATAATTATTACATCACAAGGTAAGTTTATTGATAAATCACAAGTAGGTGGTGTTGTTGGTGTTAATGTCGGTGTTGGCGTTAATGTAGGTGTTCTAGTTAATGTAGGTGTTGGTGTTGGTGTTGATGTTAATGTCGGTGTTAATGTAGGTGTATTAGTTAATGTTGGTGTATTAGTTAATGTTGGTGTTAATGTAGGTGTATTAGTTAATGTTGGTGTTAATGTCGGTGTTAATGTTGGCGTACTAGTTAATGTTGGAGTACTAGTTAATGTCGGTGTATTGGTTAATGTTGAAGTTAATGTAGGAGTACTAGTTAATGTCGGTGTTAATGTTAATGTCGGTGTTGGTGTTGGCGTTGGTGTTGGTGGAAGAACATTACAAACACAAAAAAACGAATTTCCAGTAATAATATAATCACCATATATATAATCATTATTAAAAATATATGGGATTGTTTGTGATCCAATTATAACTTCAGTACCACCAGTAAATGGTTGAAATGTTATATGGGCGGTTTGTCCACTATAATTAGAACTTAATATTTTTATATTACTAGACATTTTTTTTTTATTTATAAATATTTTAATTTTCTTTATTAATCACTATGACCCACCACCTCCGATACAGTCACTATCATTATTACAAGGATTAGATGTCGGAGATATGTCAACGGTTCCACTATTTTGACTTGGTGTAGTTCCGTAAGTTACACATTTATATATTGTTTCACCAATGTCAATATTAGTTTGAGTTGATCCTAACCCACAAGCGTCATATGATACATTAGCAGTAGTTCCCCCTAAATTTTGGAAAGACCAACAAACACATTCAGGAGTTGACGGACTACTTAGTGTTGGTGTTGATGTTAATGTAGGTGTACTAGTAGATGTTAATGTAGGTGTACTGGTTAATGTTGGTGTACTAGTAGATGTTAATGTAGGTGTACTAGTCCTCGTTGGTGTTTGTGTACTGGTTAATGTTGGTGTTTGTGTTGGTGTTAATGTAGGTGTACTAGTCCTTGTTGGTGTTTGTGTACTAGTTAATGTCGGTGTTTGTGTACTAGTTAATGTTGGTGTACTAGTAGATGTTAATGTAGGTGTACTAGTCCTTGTTGGTGTACTAGTAGATGTTAATGTAGGTGTACTAGTAGATGTTAATGTAGGTGTACTGGTTAATGTTGGTGTACTAGTAGATGTTAATGTAGGTGTACTGGTTAATGTTGGTGTACTAGTAGATGTTAATGTAGGTGTACTAGTAGATGTTAATGTAGGTGTACTAGTCCTTGTTGGTGTACTAGTAGATGTTAATGTAGGTGTACTGGTTAATGTTGGTGTACTAGTAGATGTTAATGTCGGTGTACTAGTAGATGTTAATGTAGGTGTTTGTGTTGGTGTTAATGTCGGTGTACTAGTCCTTGTTGGTGTACTAGTAGATGTTAATGTAGGTGTTTGAGTACTAGTTAATGTTGGTGTTAATGTATGTGTTAATGTAGGTGTACTAGTCCTTGTTGGTGTACTAGTAGATGTTAATGTAGGTGTTTGTGTTGGTGTTTGTGTTGGTGTTAATGTAGGTGTACTAGTAAATGTTAATGTCGGTGTACTGGTTAATGTCGGTGTTTGTGTACTAGTTAATGTTGGTGTTTGTGTCGGTGTTAATGTAGGTGTACTGGTTAATGTCGGAGCACTAGATGATGTTAATGTCGGTGTACTGGTTAATGTCGGTGTTAATGTTGGAGTTAATGTAGGTGTATTAGTAGATGTTAATGTAGGTGTTAATGTAGGCGTACTGGTTAATGTCGGTGTACTAGTAGATGTTAATGTCGGAGTACTAGTAGATGTTAATGTAGGTGTTTGTGTCGGTGTTAATGTCGGTGTACTAGTCCTTGTTGGTGTTTGTGTACTGGTTAATGTCGGAGTACTAGTCCTTGTTGGTGTTTGTGTACTGGTTAATGTCGGAGTACTAGTTAATGTTGGTGTTTGTGTTGGTGTTAATGTCGGTGTTTGTGTTGGTGTTAATGTCGGCGTACTAGTCCTTGTTGGTGTTTGTGTACTGGTTAATGTCGGAGTACTAGTTAATGTTGGTGTTTGTGTTGGTGTTAATGTCGGTGTTTGTGTTGGTGTTAATGTCGGCGTACTAGTCCTTGTTGGTGTTTGTGTACTAGTTAATGTTTGTGTACTAGTTAATGTCGGTGTTTGTGTACTGGTTAATGTCGGAGTTTGTGTACTGGTTAATGTAGGTGTTTGTGTACTGGTTAATGTAGGTGTTTGTGTACTGGTTAATGTCGGTGTTGGTGTACTAGTTAATGTCGGTGTTGGTGTTTGAGTTAATCCTGGTGTAACAGTTAATGTAGGTGTACTAGTTAATGTTGGTGTTGGTGTTGGTGTACTAGTTAGTGTTGGTGAAGATGTTGGCGTACTAGTTAATGTTGGTGAAGGTGTTGGTGTACTAGTTTTAGTTTGGGTCGCAGTTAATGTTGGTGTAGGTGTTAATATTTCAGGACAAGTTAACACAATATCCCATAAAGTACCTTCTAATGGTGTCGTTACAATAATTGTTATTATAGATGGTGTCATCGCAGATTTGGTAAATGATACCGTAATTAATCCGGTTCCAGAAATATTAGGATACCCTAATGAATTTAATTGTGAATTATATATTTCATTACCTATAAAACCAGTGTCTATTACTTTATTTCCACCCCAATAAACTTCAAACTTATCAGGTGTGTTATATGAATTTAAATCTAATGAAACAACCCCTATTGATAAACCAGTATCCACCATAATTGTTGTTAACGCCCTACCACCTAGTCCACCTAATAAACTAGAACTAATTTGTTCCCCACAATATCCTGTATAATAAATTTGTTCAAATGATGTGGCGGTAGGTGTTAATGTCGGTGTTAATGTCGGTGTTGGTGTTAATGTTTGTGTTATTGTAGGTGTTGATGTAGGTGTTAATGTAGGTGTTTGTGTACTGGTTAATGTTTGTGTTATTGTAGGTGTTGGTGTTAATGTCGGTGTAAGTGTTTCAGTAGATGTTGGGGTTGATGTCTGAGTAGTTGTTGGAGTTGGTGTTGGTGACACTAATTCTAAAGTAAAATCACAATCAGATGTTTGTGTAGGATGACTAAGCGTGAAATTCCATAAAGAACCAACTAATGGTACTGTAACAACAATTAAAACTTGTGAAGGAAATGATTTTGTTTTACCAAAATATTCAACACCATTACCTGGTCCTGAAATATTTGGTAATCCTATTTGATTTAATTGTTCATTATAAAATTCATCTCCTCTAAAACCAGTATCAATAACTTTTTTACCATCCCAATAAACTCTAAATTTATCTGGTGTAACTAACGAATTAAAATCAAATGTTACAATACCAATTTCATAACCCATATCCATATAAATAAGATATGTAACCATACCGTTATTTATACTTGAATATACAGTTTCTCCAGGTGAACCAAATAATACTATTTGTTCAAATTTTGTTGCGGTTGGTGTAAGTGTTGGAGTTGTAGTTAATGTCGGTGTAACTGTTAGTGTTGGTGTTAATGTCGGTGTACTAGTTAATGTCGGTGTACTAGTTAATGTCGGTGTTAATGTCGGCGTATTAGTTAATGTCGGTGTTAATGTCGGCGTACTAGTTAATGTTAATGTCGGTGTTACAGTTAATGTTGGTGTTAATGTTGGTGTTCTAGTTAATGTTGGTGTTCTAGTTAATGTTGGTGTTAATGTTGGTGTTGGTGTCGCTGTTGGTGTTGGTGGGACATATATTTCATAATATGTGTTTATATTGTTAGTGATAGGTGTTCTGTTAATCTCTTGGTTGGATGAATATAATATAAATTCATTAAATGTTATTTTTCCAGCTCTAAAAGAATTTGATGGTAAATAAGCAGATCTTGATGATGAGGTTAATGCACCTCTTGAACCTCTAAAAATATCATTAACATACATATTAGCACCAACTGAATAATTAGTATTAATATTTACTAAAAAAGGGGTATTTACAGTAAGCGCTGGTGAAAGAAAAATTCCAGCACCTTGCGTAGATACAAATTGATTAGTCCCATGTTCAAGCCACATATAACTACTACCATTTTCTAATAATATTGCATTATTACCAATTGTACCATCTCTTTCATAAGTCATCCAAAAAGAAAAACTTTCCCCAATTGGTATATTAATAACACTATTAAATACAAAAAATCTTGTTGTTGTTGATTCTATGTAAGGCTTTCCAAATCTTGTAATTAAACTTCCACTACTTATTATTTGAGGCTGATTCGCTTGAACTGATTGAGTTAAATTATTATTTCCACCACTTTGGTCATACCACGTGGTCACAAATCCACTTCCAAATCCACAAAAAGTTGTTAATGCCGTTGTATCTAAATTTCCATTTACATCAAATCCAATGTCTTGCTCCGTATTATCTGATGTTCTTCTAACTCTTATTGCACTTCCCGAATATTCTATTCTAAGTTTACGCAAAGAATATGCTGCAGCTGCATTTGTGTAAAGGTCTAAAAGTAAAGCACCTGATGTTGGGGTAACTGTTGGTGTACTGGTTAATGTGGGTGTTACAGTTAATGTAGGTGTTAATGTTCTTGTACTAGTTAATGTAGGTGTTAATGTTAATGTTGGTGTTTGTGTACTAGTTCTTGTTGGTGTTGGTGTTGTTGGTGTGTATATTTCATAATGTGTGTTTATATTATCACTAATTACAGTTTTATTTGAAGATTGGTTTGAGTTATATACTATAATTTCTTGTAAATTTATATTTGCTATAAAAGTACTTGCACCCACTGCACCCATATTAATACCACTACCATTTTGTGTACCAGCACTAGCGGTAATAATAGAACCATCATTTAATGCTACCTGTGAATTTACACCATTACCTAATGAATACCATAATCCTTGATTAACATTACCTAAAATACCTGAATTAATATTATTACCATAATAAGAACTAAAATTAGGATTCATGTAATCTAAATAAGGTGTACTAGTTGTACTTAAGCTTACTCCAACATATGTGCCAGTTACATTATACTTTCTGACTACAAAACCAGTAATAGGTTGGCTTATAGTAAAATTAGTTGTACCTAATCTATCATCTAAACCATCAAATTTTATTGAAGGTTTAGTATTTGTTAAAATCACAACTCCACTACTCACTATTTGCGGTTGATTTGCTTGAGTTGTTTGTACCGCATCCCTTGCATTACCACTTTGGTCATACCATGTTGTTACAAATCCATCACCAGCACCACAAAAGGTTGTTAATGCCGTCGTATCTAAATTACCACCTACAAATCCAATATCTTGATCCGTGTTATCTGATGACCTTCTAACTCTTATTGCACTTCCATAGTATTCTGTTCTAAGTTTACGCAAAGAATAAGCTGCTGCCGCACTTGGGTAAAGGTCTAAAAATAAAGCACCTGATGTTGGTGTAACTGTTGGTGTTGGTGTCGACGTACTAGTTAATGTCGGTGTTAATGTTCTTGTACTTGTTAGTGTTGGTGTTAGTGTTAATGTCGGTGTTAATGTCGACGTACTAGTTAATGTTGGTGTTTGTGTACTAGTTAATGTTGGTGTTTGTGTACTAGTTAATGTAGGTGTATTAGTTAATGTTGGTGTTTGTGTACTGGTTAATGTTGGTGTACTAGTTAATGTTGGTGTACTAGTTAATGTTGGTGTCGGTGTTAGTGTTGGTGTCGGTGTCGGTGTCGGTATTAAAACAACATCAACAGAATTTCTATTAACACCTTTATCGTTTATTTTATAAATCATATTTATAAATGAACTAGTTAAATAACCACCCACAATAATCTCGTTAGTATGTAATATTTCAATTGTGTTTAAAACACTAATTTCAGGTGTTACATCCATATTAAATGTCTCATCGAAAGACCCATCAGAATTTAACCTAACTATTTTATTTACAATAATTCCATTATACTGAGTAAAACGACCACAAATTAATATTTTACCATCTGATTGTATTTGAATATCAGTGACTTTTTCATTAAATCCTGTTCCAACGTCAAATGAACTATCAATTAAACCATCTGAATTTAACCTAATTATATTATTTCTTAATACCGATTGATACCCCATGAAAGTACCTCCGACTAATATTTTACCATCGGTTTGTTGTGATAAACTATTTATTTCGGGTAAATCCCCAATTTCACTATAAAAACCATTACCCACAATGAACGTGTCATCAATTGAACCGTCTGAATTTAATCTTACAATATAATTAACTAATTCACCATAATATGATGTAAAAGAACCCCCAACTAAAATTTTATTATCTGATTGTAATGTAATATCACGAATATAACCATTTGTGAAAAACATATCTTCAAATCCTGAACCAATATTAAATGTGTCATCAATTGAACCATCTGAGTTTAATCTTATAATACCATTGTAAGGTACCCCCGAATAGGATGTAAAAACACCACCAATTAAAATTTTATTATCTGGTTGTAAAACAATTTCTTCCACAAAATTATCAAAACCTGTTCCAATATTAAATGTATTATCAATAGAACCGTCTGAATTTAATCTTACAATATAATTAACTAATTCACCATAATATGACGTAAAAGAACCTCCAACTAAAATTTTATTATCTTGTTGTTCTTTAATAGTTAAAACAGAACTATTAAACCCTGTACCAATATTAAATGTATTATCAATTGTACCATCAAATTTTAACTTAATTAACCCATTATGGCTGTCTCCAGAATAAAATGAATAGTTACCCCCAATTAATAAATTATTATTAGAAATTTCTATTATTTTATTAACACTACTTTCAAATCCACCACCACTATTAAATAAAAATTCATTTTCCTCAAGTATGGTTGGAAAACAATTATTAAGTCTTAAATCTAATAATACTATTTGATATCCACCTTGTAATTTTTTAGTTGTATCTCGACCATCACAATGTTCAACAAATAAAAATGCTTTATCATATATTGAATCTATCGATAAATTAATAACATATCCAAAAATTGATTGTTTTGAGATTGTTTCTACAAATGTCGAGTCACCAATATTATTGGTTAATCCAGTATATATTTTATACTCTGAACAAGGTGTTTTTTGATTAAAAGACGAAATTGTAACTTTATATTGTGATATTGACATTTATAAAATAAATTTTTTAAAAAAAGTATATGGTCTAATTATAATAAATATATCAATTTTTTTTATTTTTTAAAAATATGGATATCTATCCGAATCATATGCGTACGATACAACACCATCACCATTTATCACATAAAAATTATAAAAAATACCATATGTTAATATTGGTCCATCAATAGTATGTGTACCATCTGTTGTACCTCCTTGTATTTTAATTGAATTATCTAACTTTACACCATAAGAATCTATATTAGGACCTTCTTTATATAATAACCCCGCTTCTATTATGTTCGAACCAACCGCTTCACTTATATAATAACTAAACCTTAGTTGTCTTCTTATTGGATTAGGTTCGTTTATTAATACCACAGTTTTAGATAACCCAATACTTGGTATTTTATATGGATAATATATATATTCACTAATAGTATTATAACCCGATAATTGAACACTAATTGTAATATATTGACCTCTCGCACCATTATATGATATTAACCGACTAAAATAGTATGTTCCTGCGGTTAAAGGATTACCGTTATTTATATAAATTCTATCCGTATAATTATTATTGATATATAACGGTAGACCATCACTTATCACCCCACTACCATATACTGTTACAACACCATCCGCTCTAAAAGAATACCATGTATCACTAACACTAATTGTTCCGACTATAGTGGGTTCTCTATTTGTGGTAAATGTGATTTGATTACCATATCCAACCCCAACACCGTTTAACGCATAGGCTCTAACATAGTATGTTGAAGTACTATTAATAGGTAAATTACTAATTTGACTATTAAAATTACCTAAACCAGACCCAACAATAATTTTTGTACCATTTAAAACTGTTGGAGTTGGTGAATTTGACCAAACAAATCCTCTTTGTGTTATAGGTGAAAAATTATCACTAATAATACTTGCACTAACAATAGCCGATGTTTCAGTTATAGATGATGCATTAATAGTAGATAATGTTGGTACATTAGGTGGTATTCTTGTTGGTGTCCTTGTTGGTGTTGGTGTTAATGTTCTTGTCGGTGTCCTTGTTGGTGTTGGTGTTAATGTTCTTGTCGGTGTTAATGTAGGTGTACTAGTTCTTGTTGGTGTTGGTGTTGGTGTTAATGTATTTAATAAAGGACATGTAACCCAAATATTATGTGAAGGTCTTGACACTATCTGAATGGTAAAATTATCAGTTAAATTAGATGGAATATTAAACGTTTTTTCTTGTGAAGGTGAAATTGTTTCGTTAAAAACAATAGTAGAATTCCACGTAACTTTTACAGAATTCGAAAAATCTCCATTATTTTTTAAAATAAAATTACCAAATCTATTGGAGTTAAATGTAAAAAAATAATCATATATTCCTCTTACATATGAAAATAACTCATAGTTATCACAACTACCTGTACGATTAAATAATTGATATGTTGTTTCTGTTGGTGTCGGTGTTGGTGCGTTTTCTGTTTTAGTTAATGTTGGTGTCGGTGTTAATGTTGGAGTTCTAGTTAATGTTGGTGTTGACGTTAATGTTGGTGTGGGCGTACTAGTTCGTGTCGGAGTTAATGTAGGGGTACTAGTTAATGTCGATGTTGACGTTAATGTTGGTGTTGGTGTTGACGTATTATTTAATGTTGGTGTTAATGTTGGAGTATTAGTTGATGTAGGAGTTGGTGTGGGAAATGATTCAACACGTTCAACATTTACACTAAAACATATAGTGTCATAACAAGGATACGCTTTACTATCATGAGTAAAAATATTTTTTATTATATATCGATTTGTTAATTGGTCGGTCATCTTTACCCAATACTGTGTATCGAAAGTTAAACCAGTTATCTCAATAGATGACGCAGTTAGACCAGTACCATGAGTTGTGAAAGTACTATCATCATATTCTGGCCATGGATTTGTTCCACTTTTGAACCTTATAGAATATGGACCATCTGAAATTATATCATATAAACGTATATTTAACCCCATTATAAAATATTAACATATTTATTTTTTCATAATTTATGGACAATTGTTATTTGTCCCATCTTTATTTATTCGATAAAAACTATTACCACTACTAACAAGTATTTGGTTATTAGATAGTGTTTTTATATTATCTACACCATTATTATTATACAAATCAAATGTTGTGTCTATAGATCCATCTGAATTTAATCTTACTATACCATTCACGTCAATTCCATTATATCTTGTAAAACGACCACCAATTAATATTTTACCATCTGATTGAATGTTTATTTTAGAAGGAGGAATATCAAATCCTGTACCAGTATTAAATGTATTGTCTATTGACCCATTTGAACTTAATTTAATAATACCATTCACGTCAATTCCATTATACCGTGTGAATTGACCAACAATAATAATTCCATTACTATTATCTAATTTTATATCATATATATAAACAGAAAAATTATTATTATAAAATCCTGTACCAGTACTAAATGTATTGTCTATTAACCCATTTGGATTTAATCTAACAATTCCATTTACACTATTTCCATTATAACTTGTAAAAAATCCATCAACTAATATTTTACCGTCTGATTGTGTCCTAATAGTTGAAACATCATTATTAAACCCTGTACCAATGTTAAGTGTATTATCAATAGACCCATTTGAGTTTAATCTTGTAAAATAATTCATTCCGTTTCCATTGTAACTTGTAAAACGACCCCCAACTAATATTTTACCATCAGACAGTATTTCTATATCATTTACTTCGTTATTAAATCCTGTTCCAATATTAAGTGTATTATCAATAGACCCATTTAAATTTAATCTTGTAAAATAATTTCTACTATTTCCATTGTAACTCGTAAAAAGACCCGCAACTAATATTTTACCATCTGATTGTATTTCTATATCATTTACTTCATTATTAAATCCTGTTCCAATGTTAAGTGTATTATCAACGGAACCATCTGAGTTTAATCGAGTAATATTGTTTACATTATTTCCATTGTAAACAATAAAACGACCACCAACTAATGTTTTACCATCTGATTGTATTTCTATATCATTTATTCTAGAGGAAAAATTATCAACATATGTTCCTGAAATAAAACATGATATTGGACATCCCATATTTACACTAAAATAACTACTAAATGGTGCGGTTATAACAATTACAGCATAATTTGGTGTAGCACTTGATTTATAAAACGTGAAACTACCCGAACCTGGTCCTGAAATTGGTTCATATCCTTCATTAGCTAATTCTTCATTATAATTTAAATTATCCCCTCTAAATCCTGTAGTCACTAAAAAGTTATCACCTAAATAAAAATCATATTTTTCAGGAATCTGTCCTGAAGAATATGTTGTCGTCACATAACCAGTACTAGATCCTAATGGTACTGTCAAATAATATTTTCTTCTTTCAGATATTCCCTGTGTAAATGTATTATCACATGTAATATTTTGGTTAATTATATTGAATGGTGTTGTTGGACAATTTAATATAAAATCCCAAGCAGTACCATTAAATGGTGCGGTAACAACAACAGTCACTGTTGAAGGTAAACTTTTTGATTTATTAAAAGAAACACTACCAATTCCTGGTCCTGAAACTGAAGTATAACCTTCACTAATTAATTGTGAATTATATCCTGAATCTCCTCTAAAACCAGTATCAATAACTTTATTACCATCCCAGAAAATTTCAAATTTATCTGGTATATTGTATGCTTTGTAATCTAACATAATATCACCAACTTCTGTTCCGACTTCAAGATAGATTGTATGTGTAGACTTACCTCCCGTAACCGAACTAACTGTTTCTCCACAATTTTTATTTAAAATAATAGATTCTGGTGCCGATGTTGTTGGTGTAGGAGTTGGTGTTTGTGTTGGTGTAGGAGTTGGTGTTTGTGTAAATGGTGTCGGACAATTCACGAAAAAACTCCAAATAGTTCCATTTAAAGGTGCCGTTATAATAACTGTAATAGTTGTTGGTGATGATTTTGTTTTATTAAAAGAAACACTACCATTTCCTGGTCCTGAAACTGATGGATAACCATTATTATTTAATATAGGATTAAGTGATGAATCACCTCTAAAACCCGTATCTATAACTTTATTACCATCCCAATATACTTCAAACTTATCTGGAATACTATACGCATTATAATTTAACACAACATCACCTATTTGCGATCCAACATCTATTGTTATTGTATATATCCCTCTACCACCAGATGAACCTACAGATGCTGATGTAATTTCTTGATTACATAATCCATTCGTTGATATTAATTCAAACCCTGTAGGTGTAGGTGTAGGTGTAGGTGTGGGTGTAGATGTTAATGTTTGTGTTAATGTTGGTGTAGATGTAGATGTTATTGTTGGTGTAAGAGTTCTTGTTGGCGTGGGGGTTGGTGTAGATGTTGATGTTCTTGTAGGGGTTGGTGTAGATGTTGATGTTCTTGTCGGTACCGGTGTTACGTTTCCACAGGAACTAATATTTCTTATATATGTTTTTAAATCTGTAAATCTAGTTGTTTCATAACAATAACTAGTACCAGAATAATAAAAATAGGTTGGTGTTGAGGTCCCTGATGAACCATTTAAACAACTATCTATGTTATTGAATATTTCAACATTTTGCAATAAAGTTGGACTTTTTGAATAAATTTTAACTGTTATTGGTTCTACTGCATTATAATATTGACAGGTATTAAAACAACTATTAAACAAATTATAAATTGGTTCATTATTTAAATCGTATGTAACATAACCCACAATTATATTAAATTCATGACAAATATTTGTTGGTGTTGGTGTTGATGTTAATGTTTGTGTAAGGGTTTGTGTTGGCGTAACTGTTCTTGTTGATGTAAGTGTAGGTGTTTGTGTTGGTGTAGAAGTTAATGTTATAGTCGGTGTAGAAGTTAATGTCGAAGTTGGTGTTGGTGTTGATGTTGGAACGGGTGGACAATTTAAAATAAAATTCCAAACTGTTCCATCTAAAGGTGCGGTAACTACAACAGTTACTATTGAAGGAGAAACATTTGTTTTATTAAAAGATATACTATCATACCCAGTACCTGAAATATTAGGATACCCTAACGAATTTAAGACACCATTAAAGGTATCACTACCTCTAAAACCGGTATCAATAACTTTATTACCATCCCAAAACACTTCAAATTTATCAGGTACATAATATGAATCAAAATCTAATGTGAAAAAACCAGTTAATGTGCCAGTATCAATTGTTATTGTTTGAATTGATTTTCCACCAGTCCCACCAGATGCGTCAACTTGTTCACCACAAGATGCTGTTTTATTAATTAATTCAAATCCTGTTTGAGTTGGTGTTGGTGTTGATGTTAATGTTGGTGTAGGCGTTGATGTACCCGTATTTGTTGGTGTTGGTGTTGGTGTGAGTGTAGAAGTAGATGTTGGTGTTAAAGTTGGTGTTGGTGTTAATGTAGATGTTGATGTAGGAGTATTAGTTAATGTTTGTGTTGGTGTACTAGTTAATGTTTGTGTTGGTGTTGGTGTATTAGTTAATGTTTGTGTTGGTGTAGGTGTTGGAGTACTAGTTAATGTTTGTGTTATAGTTGGCGTTGGTGTTCCACTTAATGTTTGTGTAGGTGTCGGTGTACTAGTTAATGTTTGTGTAGGTGTCGGTGTTAAAGTACTAGTCCTAGTTTGTGTGACAGTTTGTGTTGGTGTTGGTGTACTAGTTAATGTTTGTGTTAAAGTTGGCGTTGGTGTACTAGTTCTAGTTTGTGTGACAGTTTGTGTTGGTGTTAATGTTGGTGTACTAGTTCTAGTTTGTGTGACAGTTTGTGTTGGTGTTAATGTTGGTGTACTAGTTAATGTTTGTGTTAGAGTTGGTGTTGGTGTTTGTGTTGGAGATAAAACACAACTACAAACTATAGACCAATTTGGCGTGAAATTTAATACCGAAGTAACTTTAATTAAAACATCAGTAGATGATGAATTTTTACTAAATGAAAAACTACCTAAACCACCACCATTAACTGATGGATAACCTAAATTATTTAATAAAGAATTAAACGTCTCATCACCTCTAAACCCTAAATCACTTATTAATATTCCATCAAAATAAACTTCAATTTTATCTGGAATACCACCAGTATTATAATTTAACATTATATTGCCAATATCTTCACCAACGTTAACCGTCACGTAATAAATAACTTTATTAGTTAAATTTCCAGTAGAATCTATTATTTCATCACAAGAACCTGTTTTATAAACTTCTTCAAATAATGTTTGTGTTTCAGTTAGTGTTGGTGTTTGTGTTGGTGTTTGTGTCTGCGTTGGTGTGGTAGTTAATGTTTGTGTTGGTGTCGATGTCGGAGTACTAGTTAATGTTTGTGTTTGTGTTTGAGTAGATGTTAATGTTTGTGTTGGTGTTTGTGTTGGTGTTTGTGTCGGAGTACTAGTTAATGTTTGTGTTAGAGTTGGGGTTGGGGTTATTGAAGGAATACAATCAAAAATAGATTTTTCAAGTTCTTGATTTGATGGAATAACGTTACAATTTAATGAGTCAATATAATATTGTCCTGATTTAAAACTAACATTAGGATGTTTATCATATAAATGTCTCATTAATAGTTGATGATTTAAATTACCACCAAATATTGTCAAAAATTGGTCAGAAAATATATTCCCATTTTTAGAAACATTTATATTATAATATAAACTAATATCACTATAATTTAAATCTACAGAAATAACTTCAATTAAATTACCATATTGGTCAATTAAAAAATCTCCATTATCATATGGTTCATCTATTGTTAACGATTTTATTTGTAATTCCTCGGGAAATCTGTCATCAAAATGATAGATACCGTTTTTTATTAAACCAAAATTTTCAATATATTTATTTGTATATACACGTAATTCTGTATTTGGTAAAACTTCAAATATTTCAATATTACCATTTTTTGTTTGACCTGTGATTATATTTTTTTTAACTGAACCTAAACATATTTTATCAGTTACCAATAATTTTGAATATTTGTAAATAAAAGATAAATCACCATAATTACCATTAATAAATTGTTGATTAGTAAGTCCTGAAACAGGTAAATAATTTACAGATAAAATATAATCACCTATTTGTAAATCGTACACTGTTTTTTTATCTATTGTACCACCATATATATACGATTCAATTTCTTCTTTTGTTGTTGAATCATTAATTACAATATTTTGAGGTACAACTAAAACAAAACTATTTTCTTTTAATCCATAATTGTAATTTGAAGTATATTCTACATTAGGTTGTATTGTATAACACACATAATCATCACATAATGTAACACCAGAAATTTTAGATATAGTATTTCCAGTTGTTCCCTGATATGCAATTAATTCGAAAATTTCAATGTGACTTTTTTCATTTGATGTAGTTAATGGATCATATTCCATTTTAGGTTTTAACCCTACTAATTTAAATTTAACTTCATTATTTGCTGCATCAATAATATTGAAATCTATAACATCGTTTTCAGTAATACCTGTTAATTTGAATCTATTATCGTACCCTTCAACTTTTTCAATAAAAATACTACTATTTTCACTATGTCCATTTATAGAATTAGTATATATATAAAATGGCCAGTTATTACCATTTTGAATACTGAATTTTGTTCCAACAATATCAATAAAAATATCTGAAGATAAAAGACAATTTTCAGGTTCTTCACAATATTGTTCACCATCACCACTTAATTGTACACTTAATCTATCTGTTAATTTAATTATTTGATAATCAGTTTCAAATCTATAACTAAAATAATCTTTTACTGAACAATCTTCAATACCGTATTTACAAGATGAAAATTTAATCAATTCAATACCATTTTCACCTATTGTTATAGAATATGTTAACATTGGTAAAGTTTCAACACTATATGTTTGACCCGTTGTTCCTGTAAATGGTCCATAATTTTCATATCCAGACGTATTTCTAGATATTGTCATAGAATTAATTAAATTAATTAACGCCCTCACCCATAAACTTTTTATTTTATTTAAATCAGTATTTAAATAATTTTTATATTCAGAAATTAACGCAATGTTTATCGGATCGTTACTAATCAAATCAGTACTACCTGTCATCGGGAATGGGTTGAATAGTTTAGCACTATTCGTTGTATTTGTTATTCCACTAACAACAACAACCATATCGTCAGTCAACATATCATAATTCGGACCACCAAATATTTTACTATCAATTTCTATTACAGGATAAAACGTAACTCCTGTTAAATTAATTAAACCTCTAAAATTTTCTTCTTCACCAATTAATGTTTCAATATCTTCAATAATTGCAGATTCAAAATCTGGATATACTTCTTCATAAAAATATTTAGGTTGACACCCAAATTTATACTGATATTTAGAACGACCAAATACATTATTTTCAATTAAATTACCACCACTCCATAATGTTGTTGATGGTAATAATTGTTCAATTAATTTAACCCAATATGGACTAATTTTATTCACAAACTCTTGAGAATCAATAAAGGTAAAAGACGTAAATCCAGCCTTTGAAACATAATCTCTGTATATATCTTCAAGAACTATATAATTTTTCTTATACCTTATTATGTGTGAATTTTTCACTTGTTTGTGTATAAAATTATTCACAAATTCAGCAAAAGTAACACCTGTTTGTGGAGGTAAAGTAGCACTACCAAAAGAAATTCCTAAATCTCTCGATTTCCTATATATGTCATAATTTATAGAATTAGACGCAGAAATATGTATTGAAATATTTTTTCTATTAAGAATTAATTTAGAATCACTATCAATATTATGTGCTTTTATATTATCAATTTCAGATTTTAAACCGAAACCCGTATCTAATCCAGGTAATGTTCTGTATATATCAAAATAATCTTCACCATAAGTGTAATCCTTATTTTTTGTTTTAATAATTTTAGTTCTACCTGTTAAATCTGAATTTTCATTATCAATAACTGTTGGTGAACGATGGTCAAGAGTTACATCATACCACCCAGCACCTTTTTCAAAGAAAATATCATCAGATTCACTAAAAGCCCTTCTAGGTAAACCAGTATTTTCATCAACAGGATAACCATATCTACTGAAATTTGTTATACCATTAGTTTCAGATTTTGTATATGAATATGTGGTTGGGTTAAATTCAGCAACATAATATTTTTTTTCACCTGAAATAACATCATAAATGTCTTGTTCTAAATCAAAACTATTAGGAAATGATGTTACTTGGTAAACATATTCATCAATCTTTATTAATGGTTCAGGTGCACCTAAAAATTTTAAAAAAAATTCAATTGAAGATCTGGTTCCTTTAGATTTAAAAATAAAAGATAAATTTACTAACAACCTTTTATAAAATTCATATTCAGATTCTACTAAATTTAATCCTATTGGTGAACCTTCATAAGATGAGATTGATCTAGTATATAAAACATCGTTTAATGTTTTTTCATCAAATAAATTAGTCGTCGAAAAACCTAAATTTTCTGATAAATTTTTTAATAAAATATCAGGTAAATTATTAATCCCATCATAACTTACATTTCTCATATAAGCTATATTATCAATATATTTTTTTACATTATCAAAACTTTGCCCATATAATTGAAAAACATTTTGTGCTCTTTTATCTTCCGTATCAAATTCAAACAATTGAGGGGAGGATAAAAATCTAACCATAATGTTTGATTTATAGTTATCCACTTCATCTGATATTGTTTTTAAATTTTCAACATATGTTTCAAATTCTAAACCTGTAATAGCAATATTCCACCCATCACTAGATAATGGCCAATTATATTCAACATTTTGTAATGTTATACTTGAACCATCATCACTATTTGAAGGTATTTCAAATCTAGAAGAATAAATTGGTACAGTTTCTCTATTCAAAAGAGATTCTTCAATATCATCTAAATCAGAAAAAAAATCTTCAACTATACCATCATTAGGCCGGATTATAAAATTTTTATTATATGATGTTTCTGAATTAAATGGATTTCCATTGACAACTAAGATTATTTCATTAGATGAATTTGATTCAGTATAATTAATTATTGGATAATTTTCATTATTAACTAATATAACATATTTCGTATATGATGAATAAAAATTTCTTATCTCATTTTCTGTAGGTGACTTTATTAAACTATTAGGTGTGATTAATGAAATATCAAATGGATTAAAAATTTTACTTTCTTGAATATAAAAAGTTGTTCTATTTAAACCATAATCATATGTTATATTATATGCAGAATATGAATTATTCGAAATTGGACCAGATGCATTTATTTCAAATCCACTAGGAAATTTATTTATTATTTTAGTTATCGATACTAATAATCTTTCTTTTAATGAACCAAATAAAGATTTATCTGCATTTCTTTTATTTGTTTTAAAACGAATTGAATTTTTTTTATTTTTTTGTCCTGTTGGTTCAATTACATCAATATTTTCTTTTTTATTGATGTCCTCTAAAGTTATAAATTCTGAAAATGGTTCAGACCTAAAAGATTTTTCATCTTTTTCTGGTATAACTTTATCTATTTCAAATACAGTATTAGCAAGCGAAGGACTACCTGTAGTAATTTGTCTTCCAACTAAATTATCATTAAATGTTTCTGACCCATTGGCCGCTTGATTTGGTACTTTTCTATTCGCCATTATTCAGTAATAGTATCAAAATTTAAAGTTTCATCAATATCAGTTCTTTCTTCACGAATTTCATATAAAGTTTCATTTAATTCGTCCTTAACTTCATAAAGATTATACTGTTTATATATATTGTTATTATTATCATAAATCGTATAGATACCTTGAGACACCGCCTTACTTTGATTACCATATAACGCATGAGCTAATGTTGTGGTATCATGTTCAACCATTTCAACTTCAATTGTTGTTGGATTTAAAAAAGTGTTTGTTAATATAATTTTTTGTGAAGGTAATCCAATAAAAGGTACTGTATTAGGTTTATTCGAAGGTGCCGATGATGGTGTTACTGTTAAAAATAAAAAAGATGTGACTTGTTCACTATATTGATATCTTATAGATTTATCACTAGTACTATTTAAATTTGAAACTATAGGTGTACAATAAAACGAAGATGTAACTATTCTATAAAAATTAGGTATTTTTTTATTATCTGAACTGTTTATATATTCAATTCGATAACCTACTAATCCTTGTGATGTAAATTTATTTCTATCTGTTACTGAAACATTACTTAAATCAATAATTAATCCTCTAACAGAAGGTAATGATGCTAAAATACCACAATCAGTTATAGTTGTTCTTATTTGTTTAGGTCTAATATGTATTGTATATACACCTAATTCTGAAAAATCTACTGATGATAATTTTAAATTATATAATCCACCTAATATTTCAACATCCGGCGCGGAAGAATCATCTGTTGTATTCACGTTATGAAAAACAGGTGTTAAAACATCGGATGAATTTAATCTTTTTAATTCTGCGGTTACGTCACTAGTTCTTTCCGGAACATAATGATAATATATTTCAACATCTTCCGGTGAAACATCTGATGGTCTAATTATTCCATATGATCCTTGTGCCATTTTTTTATTTTTTTTATATGTTATTAATAAATATAAATCTTATTGTTTTTTTATGTTAAAATATCCATTACCATATATATTTAATTCACCAATGTTATCTATTTCAGATAATCTTAAAGTTTTTTCTAAAACACCTTGTTTACCTCTTTCAACAAATATATCAGAAAAAATCGTTGGTTCGTCAATAAAACCAATAAAATGTTCATTTCTAGTTAATACAAGATTGATAACATCTTCTTTAGTATAACCTGATGTTGATCCTGTTATTACTGTTATACCATCACTAAAATCTTTATAGAAAAGACCATCTATTGTATAACCACTATATGTTAATCCTGATTCAGTACCTGTTATCACACCAGAATATGTATTTGAACCATAAAGTTTTTTTTCATTAATTCTACTACTACCTATCGAAGCAAAATTAAATGTTGTATTTCCTGTTATATTATTTCTTGTATGATCTAAATTATTTATATAATCTAACGTTTGATTAGTAATAGTTGTAAATGGTATCGTGAAACCACTAAACGTACCCAAAGGATTTGAAATCGTTATATTTGATGGTACTGTTATATTTTTTGATAATTTAAAATCTAACCATGGTGTGTTAAGTGATATTGTGACTATTTTAACACCTGAAGATGAATATGTTTTAGTTACAGAATTTAGTGTTGTTCCAACATGTGATGTAAATGTACTTGTTGTTGAATCACCCCAATCAATTGTAAAATTAATCTCATTAATTTCTGATACTTTACTTGTATCTACTGTGTTATATACTTGTACCGTGTTACCTGATTGAGTGTACGAAAAATTACATACTTGTTCAACTTGATGTATATTTCCATCAAACCCAACCATAACACCCATTTCATCAACTGATGATTCTAAAAATATTGGAATCTCATGACTTCCTATTGCAGTTGATTCACTAATAGAAACCCACGTAGACCCTGACCATACATAATAACCTTGAGGTGGGTTAGTTGATATATTGTATACAAAATCCCCATTTGATGGTGGAAGATTTATTGAATCAGTCCAAGGAACTAAATTATTAAAATTATCATACCAATATTGTCCTGTTAAAGAATGTAATTTAATTTTTGGTATATTTTTTCTTAATAATTTATATGAGTTTTTTTCCATTATAAAAATCTTTCATAAAACACTATCGGGTTATTAGATTGTCCTATTCTATTACCTAAAGAACCATTGAATTCAAAAATTTCATAGGTATAGTTTGTTCTATCTATAATTACTTTATAATATAAATCATTTTCTTCAATTATTATACCGTTAGGTGTTTTTGTTTTATTTGTAAAATCAAATATATTTCCTGTTTTTGAATTATAAAATTTAGCAGTCATATAAAATGTGTTTCCAGTTAAATTAGTTTCATCAAACATTGTGTCATCCATAAACCAAAAAAAATACATATTCTCTTTATTTTTATAATTAGACCCAAAAAAAACAGGAAAAAATATATAATCATTAAATGGAATTGATCCACCATTTGTAGTGCCTGAATAAAAAACTTTTTCACCTAATGGTACAGATAAATTTTTAGAAAAAACTAATCTTCTATTAGAAATATTTGGTGATTCATCATTAGATGTTTTATAAAATTCTAACCTAAAAAAACTTTCACTTAATTGTTTTAACATTAATGCATTTTCTTCTAATGAAATATCCATTAATCTATAATCTTGTTCGTATGTAACACCAGTTATAACTAAATCAACAGGACTTATTGTTTGATAAGAATACTTACCAAAATAAAAATAAAACCATATATCTGATTGACTAAAATTATTAGAATTCATATATGGTTTATGAGAATACCTAATAGTTTCATAATTTTCAGTTGGATTAATAATTTGATATAATATTTCTTTTTCCATTATCTCAGCATTATCTGCCCATCCTAAATCAGTTTTAAATGTTTGTTCACTATTTAAAATTAAATTCTGATCACTATTTTTTCTTAATAATTTCATTTTAACAATTAATTCTTATTATTTTCTTTAAACCATCTTGTTTATTTGTGTATTGTTGTTCATTTCTTAAATAAAAATTAATATCATTTTTAACATAATGAATATTATTCATAAATGGATAATTTGTACCATATCCTTCAGGGTCAATAAATCCATGGTCATAAAGGTCTCTCCATTTCCATAAACCCTCATTTTCAAAATATTTAGCATTTTGTGGTAAACCATATATTTCATTCGTTACTGATGTTTCAATATATGGTGATAGTTCTCTAAGTTTTACTTTATAATGTGGTTGATAATATAACCCCACTTTATTATTAATCGAAACACCTGAATACGTTGATGAATCATCTTGATTATGGTCAAAAACATTTAAAGGTGATGTTAATTTATGAAACGCTTCACTAATAACTCTTTCTTTTAATTCAGATTTGTTGTATTCAATAAACGCACCAATTAATGTGGTACCTGTTGTTATTGTTGAACCAGACGTGAAAGTTATTCCAGATTTAACAAATGTTCCGTATGGAACAGTTGTCTCCATTGAAGTACTACCACTAAAATGATTATCAACCCACGTATCATGAAAATTAAATTTATATCCAACTTTATATGGGTAATCAAAATATCCATTTTTATTTTTAAAAATAATAGATACATAAACATCAGTAGGTAAATAACCTAAATTATTTGTTAAATTTGTTAATGAAAAAGGCGTTTTAAAATCATAAATTAAAGATTCCATTCTATTTCTAAAAACGACTTTATTATTCTCACCAGCACTATTTTTAAAAATCAATTTTTTTTCATCTTCCCAAATAGAAGATTCAAATCCTATATTATCAAGAACAAAACCATCACCCATTGTTAACACTTTATGTTTGTGTACATAATATTCTGATATAGTTTCATTTAATTTATTTTTATTAACACATCGTTTACCTAAAATAACTGTAGATAATGTTTGACCAGTAGGTATTTCAGATTTATTAATTTCTAAAGTATAATTTTCAGAATTAAATAAACCGTCACCAACCGAAATAACCGAAAAGGTTCTACCTGATAACGGTACCGAATTATTTAAAGTACCTCCCGATATCACAATGTATTCACCTTCATTAATTCCATGATAAACAGGACTTGTAAAAATATATGTTTTCTTTGTTTCAGTTACTCTAAATGGTATCCCGTCTTGTGCCGTAAAACTATAAACAGTATTACCCGTTAAAGTGTATTTCATAGGATATGTTGTATCACCATAGTAAACATATGATAAACAAATATTCCAATTATGATATGGTGCAGTTGATTGTGTTATTTCAACATGTTCATTTCCTCCATATACTATTATATTTTGAGTAAAAGCTGAAAGAACAGAAGTTGTTACAGGACTGTTAATTTCTCTTTTTACATCATTTCTTAAGAATGCAAATTCATTATATGGTATATAACCGTCAAAATTAATTGCATCGTCATTTATTAAATAAAGATTTTTTTTCAATGGTTGATATCCCGTAGACCCACTATATAAATTACGGAAAACCATTTTTAATTTTCCGTGAACCTTATAATATGTACTTTCATTTCGTTCTTTAGTAAAAAGAACTGACGTATCTAAAATTGTAGTTCTTTCACCTTCTCTAAGTAAATTTTTAGTTTCATCTAAACTTATTTTTAAATTTAAATCTTCATCTGTTGACCCAAAGAATTTTTTAGATGGTAATATTATTTGTTTCTTTTCCATTATTCAGTTGATGGGAATGCACCTAAAGGTCCAAATCTTTTTATAAATTTATCAACACCTGTATTTCCTGGTCTTAAACCAAAATAAAATAAAAAAGGTGTTGATAAAATTTGTTTATTTCCATTATAATAATTTTCAGTCTTTTTTATTAAAAAATAAATACTGTTATTCCAATTTGTTGTTTCCCATGTTCCCGCACTACCATATCTTGTATATAATATACCTGATGTTGGATTAGATTCTGTACCACCTGTTACCCATAAATAGGTAAATCCAGGATATTGTGTGTTATATGATGTATGATTATCCGTAAAAGTATCTTCAATAACATCAAATTCTAAAAAATTTTCTATTTCATCAGCAGGTATTGTTGATCCTGTTATTGTTAAACCACTAAATGTATATGTGATAGGTGGTAATAAATATTTATCTGATGGGTTATCCGTAACTCCAGTTAAATTATAACCATATGTCATTCCTTGTAATGGTTGGACTTGTATACTACTATAATCCCATGATTGATTATCTTTTGTACCATCATTATATGGACCAAACCCTGTCCCCTTTTTATCCCATAAATAAAAAGGTATTTGTTGTGAAGATTCTGTTAATCTACCCACATCATTTAAACAATATCTTACTTTAGTTCCATCATCATCAAATTGCATGGTAATTGGTAATGGACCCCAAATATTTGTACCCCCAGTAAATACATTTGAATATGTTTCAGGGTCTAAATTTTGATAAGAATACCCTAAGTATTTTTGATTTTGTAAGTTAAATTGTTCAATACCAACTTCATTATTTATTGATATGAGTTGAAGAATATCCCCATCTAATACTTGATTAGTAAAACCATAAAATAAAAAACCAGTGTTATCAAATAAATCATTTATACTAAAACCATCTTTAATTTCAACATCCATTCTATAATTAATAGCTAATCCAAGAAGTTCACCAAAATCTTGAAACGATGTTGGTCCAATTGATCTAACAACAGAGCAACTAGGATCTAACGTTTCATCGGTACAAACTTCTTTAATAAACTCATCTCTTGGTCCTAAATCAACCATTGTAGTTGGGTTACCTAATCTTTTTATATTAGAAAATGTAGTATTACCAACTAAAGTACCTGATGAATTAGCTATAGTTGAACGATAATAAAATCTTTTAACAGATTCACCCGTTGTTGTCTCACTTACTTTATAGTATAGTAAATCTTTACAATAATTTGTTCTGTTAACATTTAATTCTAATAATGATTCGTTTTTCCATCTAACTTTTGATTTGAATTGGAAAAAATATAAAGAACCACTTAACCAATTGTCAATAAAACCATAATTAACTATTCCACCACAAAACAAAAGACCAACTCTTTTCCTTCTTCTATATTCTTTTAATATTTCGAAAATCCTTATTGAATTTTGTGTTCCAGGTATAAAATTGAAAACACCATTACTAAATTCCGTATACGCTTTACCATCAGTATCTGCGGGTGTGTTTGGTGAATATGTTTCACCATCATATGATGTTGGTAATCCGTAATCATCGTTGTTTGACAATCTTGTTGCAACAATGTTAGCACCTAATGGTAATGTTCCTTCAGTATATGGTGTTCTTCCTTCACCAACATAATACGTTTCAACAATACTTTCATTATATGGCACATCATATAATGAACAACCTTCTTCTATTTGTATTGTAGTGTCTTGTTCACTTTCAAATTTATTTTTATCTCTAATATCACAATTATATGTTGTGGTATTATTAAATATACCTTGTGGGTCATTAAATGTTAAAGTATATCCAGTACAAATATTTGAAATATCTAAATATTTTGTTATTTGAAATCCAGTATCACTAGATGAATTTACTGTAGATAATCCAACATTTATTATTGTAGAACCCATAGTGTACGTTAACACATAGTTATTTTGATTATTAACAAAATTTTGAGCTTTATTACACTGAGAAGTACCTGTAATTAATGTTGTACCACTACATATTGGTGAAGCATACTGAATTGTTTCATCATATTGGTCATTATTTACATTTAAAACCCTACCAGTTTCATTACTTGTTCCACTAATTGTTATTGTTCCAACTTTACAATATTTAATATCATCATCTATTTCTCTAGTACCATATTCATTTTCACCATTACATTCTTCACATTCAGGATAGTTTATTAAATATAATTTTCTTTGTGTACTATTTTGAAAACGGTATGCGAATTTTCTTATAACTTTTGATAATGATTTTATTGGAAAAAAATCAACAGCGTCTGATAATCCATGTAAAATATATGATACTGTATTAGTTAAAGAAAATGTAAGTAAATTTATCAAATGTTCAAATAATAATAAAACATCAGAAATTAGTAACTGAAAAGAATAATTTTTAAATCCAAAATTTACTGGTGGTGTTAATGTGTTACTAGAACAATCATTTTCTTCTGTTGGAACTAAATCTTTTAAACCAATAAATTTATTTTTAAATGATGATGATTTAAAATATGAACCTTGAAATGAAGAAACAGTATAAACTTTATTATAGTTTAATCTAAAAAAATAATCCTGTGGGTAATAAAAACCACCATCATTATTTAAAATATAGTTTTCAACTGCGTGTTGTGGATAATCATCGTAATTAGTTGAAAATGAATATGATTTATCTTTAAATGTATCATATTCTCTAATGTTTGGTACTAAATAACTAGCATTACCTCTAACTCTTTCAAGTCCTTCATTCGATAAACTAAATCTAAATCTATAACAAGCAGATGTTGCAATACCTTTGTTTGAATCATTTGTATATTCTTGTTCACCAAATTCATTAGTATAAAGATAATCCATGTTCATCGGAACTGAAAAAATAAATGAACCATCTTCATCAATTTCCCCGTTTAAATCGAAATTTTCAAGTATAGGTCTATACCCATTATCTTTCCTGTTTGTAAATCTAATAGATTCAACTATACCTGTTTTTGTTGTTAAATCACATTTAGTTCCCATCTTCCCTCTTGGAGAACAATTTTTATTAACTGAATTTTTTCCTATATCTGTAAATGTACCACCAATAAGATATGCTTTTGGTTCAATTCTTATTCCCTTATTTGATAAATCAAAATCAGTTCTTGTTATACCAATTTCACATAATTCTTCATTACCCCAAAATGGATATACATCTATTGTTTGGTCGAATGTAACAATTTGTGGTAGTGAGTCAATATCTTCAGATGTTTTAAACGTATATTCATTTTTAAAAGAATCAACACCAATACCTTGACGAATAAAATCATCAGGTCTTAAAGAAAAACAACCAACATCAGAAAGGTCAGTATCAACATGAATTGTTTGTGTCCCAATAGGAACCCCCCAAATCATAAAATCACCAGAGTTATTAGTTTTTACTGTATATTTATAATACTTTTCATAAACTTCTAATATTTCTTCTCTATTTAAAACATCTTTTTGATCAGGAAAAGTTCCAGTTGGTGAATGTCCACCATGTTGTTTTCTTGATGGTAGTAAATTGTACCTATATCCATTTTCGTTTTTATCTGAAATGTCTGTATATGGATATAATTGAGATATAACGGGGTCTTCTTTATCTTCCTCTGTAATGGGTATAAAAATAGAAACTCTAGCGTTAGGTACACCTAAACCATTGTTAACTGAAATTCTACCTACAACAACTCCATAGTCGGAGCACATAGATGTATATATATCTGATTGCGTAAATTTAAGTGATAGAATTTCCAACAAATCAAAATCGTTTTTAAGTTCAACAATAATTTTTTGGTCAAATCCGATCCTTGTTGAAATTCTGTGTTTCTGCATTTATATTTATTTTTATAAAATATATCTATAATTTTTATATTATTAAATATATTTAATTAAAATGTTGTTGATCCCAATACCTTTGTTCTAATTCTTATATTTTGATTTGGAAATCTAATCTGATAAATTTGATTGGATTTCATGAAAATTGTCATATCAGATTGTCTAATTTCTTTTGTTGAATTATCAATATAAGATTGTGAAACTTCAGCACTTGAATATTCACCACCAATTAAATTATATACTCTTGTATTAACAACATTAATTACACCGTTAATTTGTCCTATCGTTCTATTTAAATCACCAATAAATAATGGATCACCCATTTTACGTTTTTCTATACTAAAATAATCAATTATTTCTTGTATTGTGTCTGTGATTATTTCTGTTGCACTATTATTTTTATCTATTGCCAAGTCAACTTCAATTTTAAAATCAATAACTTGTCCACTTTCAATATCAATAAAATCATTTATCATTCGATATTCAGATAAATAATTTAATATGTTATCTTTTAATGTATTAGAAACAACATCGGATAAATTACCATTTTCATCATATGATAATAATTTAATTTTTATTTTATTATCTTCTTCCATTACATTAACTTTTGCCGGTGCTCCATAAGTTGAGGGCATAGTTTCTATTAATGACTTATAATCGTTTAATGTTACCGCTCTATTTTGTGCTGAAAAATTGAAACCAATCATATTTCTAATCTCTTCTATTGCAGGGATATCAGCCCCACCAACTGCGGGTGTAATATTTGTAACAATTAATGATTGTGAAACTTGGGTATTAGTAGATATATTAGGACCATTAATTACAAAATCAACATTATCTATACTTGTAATAACATTAACACCAAGATTAGTGTCTTTACCTCCACCAATTCTATATTTTATAAATAAAGTTGTTCCGACTTTAGGTATCATACCTAATGACATATTATTTAAATAGGTACTTAGATTAACTTTCATCGAACCTGTCATATAATCGTCTAAGTTACTTACTGGGTCAACATTACCACTACCAAAAGTTAAATAAAAATAATTTTCTGGTGTGTATTCTGTGATAAATTTATTTGTTACACTAATGTATTTACCTGCCCTAAAATTATCTCTATCTGAAACACTAGTTGGGTCAGTTATGAATACTTTATCTTGTACTAAAGATTTTACTTCATACCATTTATTTGTAACATCTAAAAATTCTGAATTTGTTGGATTACCCCCAAAAGATGTTCCATCTTTATGAATTACCGATGTAACACCTAAAATATTTTGTTCGGGTAAATAAATTTTTAAAAATGGTTTTTGGTCAACTTCAGTAATTACTTTTCTGAAAATTCTTGTCACTCCATTTATAACTGGTTCTCTTTTTATTATAGTATAAGATATTAGTGTATTATTACCATCAAAATTTGGTATCTTTAATCTATTGGGTTCTCCTTTACTATTGAATGGATTTGAAAAGTCTATGTCTTCTAATGTTTCAAAAGATTGCCCACCACCTGAAACTTGTGCACCTGACTTTATTACTCCCAAATAACTTTCATTCTCTTTATCACCTTTGACAGGTACATTTATTGAAAAATCACATAACGCTACCGATGGTCTATTTCCAGGGATTTTTAATCCATATGTTTTTGCAATATGGAACAATGATTGTCTTTGTTGAGCAAAATCCAATATAGTTTCTTGCCAAACTCTATCAATATGAAAATGTAAATTATCCGCAACCGCAGCATTTAAATCTAATAAAACAGAATAAATAGACGCATCATTAGTATTTTTAACTAAATCTGGATAATATTGTTTGGTTAAATTAACTAATTCTTGTCTTAACCCAGCGAAATCTCTAGTCGCATATGAAATTTTCTTTCCCATATTATATATTGATAATTATAAAATCTGATGAACTAAATGGTTCGTTATTAATGTCATAATCAATTCTAACCTTAGCAGTGTAAGGTTTTGTAGAATTACTTGATACTCTGAATAATCTACTATCACTTTCTTCGCTAACGCTTGAAAGTTCCTCAGTATCTTGATCAGCTTGTACTATTCTTATTTCTGTTATATCTAAATTTGGAATAAATTTTTTAACTGTTGTTCTAATTTCATCCTCAATCATTTGAAATGTAACAGAATCGTTTGGTTCAAAAATATATTCATAGAGTCTTGTACCAAAATCAGGTAAATAATACCTTGTCCCTCTTCTAGTTAATATTAAATGTAACAAATTCGCTCTTATTTCTCTGTCAGGCGTTTCAGTCATATTAAAAAATGTACCTCTTCTACTTTCATTAAAAGGAAAATCTATACCATACGTTTTTGCCATATAAAATATTATATTATTTGTTTATAAATATTATAAAATAAAAAACCCAACTTTAAGTTGGGTTTTAAAATAATTCGTGTTTTGATATTCGCCCCCTGTATTTTCAAAACATAGAAGCTTAAGGTACGCCTTAACGACAGTATAGTACTTTGAGGGAGCCTCCCATATATTTACGAACTACAACCTTCACAATCAAATAATGAATCAGTTGGTTTAATGGGTTCTATTATATTAGTATCATTTTTTATTACAAATGTATTAACACTGGAAGTGTCAATACCTAAACCTTTTAATGGGTCAACCGCTGACCTTGTTCTTAAATAATACATACCCGTTTTTAATCCAAGTTTCCACCCATAGATATGTGCTGCTAATAATTTTTGTTTTGTTACATTATCAATAAATAAATTTAACGATTGTGATTGGTCAATATATACTGAACGATTTGATGCCATCATAAGAATTCGTTTCTGTGACATTTCCCAAACAGTTTTAAATATTTCTTTTATGTCTGTTGGAATTTCAGGTATATTTTGTACTGAACCATTTTCAATAATTAATTTCTTTTTTATATCTTCTGACCATAAATCCTTTTCTAATAACATCTTTATCAAATGTTTATTTATCATTACAAATTCACCACTTAATGTTCTCCTCGTATATAAATTTGTAGTGAATGGTTCAAAAGCCTCATTGTTTCCTAATATTTGTGCAGTGCTCGCTGTCGGCATCGGTGCAACTAAAAGTGAATTTCTAACACCATGTTTTAAAATTTCTTCCCTTAATGATTTTTT